AGTGATTCCTTTGCCTCGTTTATCTTCTTTAAAGAAGAAAGCATTCTCAGGCTGATTCTATCCAGTCCTGCATTCTCGATCTTCGGCATGTTCTTTCCAAGCGGGCACATCTCCCGGCAATAATTTCCTTTCAATTCTGGTGCCTTATAGCAGTCAGCCATCAAAAGGACCTCTTCCTGATATGGTATTGTGCTCCCAAGTTCGATTCTGGCTAGCCTTGTACGATCAATTCCTATTTCTTCCGCAGCACCTTCTCTGCTGCTCAGACGTTCATTTGACTTTGCCGCCTCATATCGTGCCTGGCAAAACATGTTAGCCGCTGCTTTCGTAGCAAATTTCGACATTTTTCTCTCCTTCTATAAGCTGTATAATCAAGTTATGGTAATTAAATTGTGTACTCTGTATCGATATCCAGAGCCTTGCTGATTTTTTCAGCAAGTGCAGGTGCATACATTCTTCCATTTATGGTGGTTGTCACGTAGTTCCTGCACATCCCAACTTCACCGCATAATTCCGTGACAGACATATCTCTGTCAATTAAGGTTTTCTTTACTTCTTTGCACCATGGCGACAGTTTTCGCTTCAAAATATCACCTCCGTTTTCAACAAATGTTTATTACATTTGTTGTTTACATTTGTTTGCGATTGCATTAAAATAATCAGAAAGGAGTTATCATGGATAATTGGATTGATAATCTCAGAAGAATTGGACTTAAACGTTATGGTGACGAAAACCGCCGGATTCTTTCTGAATTATTAAGAAACGGTATTCCTGCCGGAAACACTGTTATGTCGGAAGCATCTGCTGAGGCTCTTATCATTGCTGTGGCGGCCATGATTGAAGAAAACAATAAAGCATTGCTCTCCGATTTATCGATGTAACTCTCTCTTTTTTTGTTTTGCATTAAACATTTGTTTATTACATTTTTAATAATAATACAGCAAATGCTGAATGTCAATATATTTCTTCAGCGTTTGCATGATTTTTTCTGGTGGTGACTATGAATAAATTTGTTGATAATGTAACTGATTTATTGAAATCAAAAAAAATAAGCAAAAATAAGCTTCTCACAGACCTTGGTTTAAACAAAAATTCTTTTGTTGATTGGAACAAAAGAGGAACTATCCCCAGTGCTTCAGTAGTTTCAGCAATTGCTGAATATTTAGGAACTACTGTTTCGTCTTTATTAGGAACGTCTGAGGATGAAGACCAATTGACAACCTTCGCCGAAAAATTTGCATTTCAGCTAACTGTCAACAATACTTCTATTTCTGATCTTGCCAAATTCATCGGCGTAAAGGAACACACTATAACGGGATGGATGTCTGGTTCAGATTTAACTTATGTAAATTACTATAAACAATTGTCGAATTATTTTGATGTTCTACCAGAATATTGGGTCGTTCCTGGGGCGATTTCACCAGGACTTAAACTGAACACAGAGGAATACTTACTAATATTGCTCTATCGTAATTTCAAAGAAACCAACATATTACAGGAGGATATGTACGGTTCTTTATCACATTTCTTTCCCGGTGTCATACATGACACTATCGAAACAATAAGTGACAAGGATGATTCTCAATGGTTATCTCTAATTCATCAGCTTCCCAGAGATGCCCAGATTGAATTTAAAGGAGAGCTAAAAGGATATTTGAAATGTTTAAAGCGGCAGGAGGAAGATGCCGTCGAGCCTCTTAAACAAGCAAAATAATAAGCTTCGAGTGGTACCGGAGCCAAAAGGGGAAATAGCTATATGAAAAGAAAAATTATAGGATTAATTTGTTTATGTTCGCTTATATCTGCTGTTCCAACATCTGCTTCGAGCATTGATATGGATAAAATCGAACAAGAAGCGAATGAAAGAAGTGAAAATTCAACCATCCTTACGAGTGGTGACTTTTATGATTATGTATCCACATTATGTCCTGGTGCAATAATCACAGATTATCATGATAAAACGGTGTCTGTGGATTTGACAGATGTTAAAATAGACAATATGTACTCTGATAGTTTTAATTTTCTCTGGCTTGCTTGCCGTATTTTAGGTACTCAAAAATTTCTTTCTGATTATATAGAAATTTCTTTTTCATACATGGAAGGAGATACTATTGCATCATTAAGAATTTACGACTATGAGGGAATTGATAATTTTACTTCAAATATGATGTGCTTTGGATCCAAAGATGATTCGATAGCTTCTTCAATCAATCTTAACTATGATAAAATTTTTCATAATTTTGATCGTGCTTCAAAATCAGATCAAGCTTATAATGATATTGCTCAAAAATACGGGGTTCCTTATTCCTCTTCTTCACAGGCACAAAATAACGATTATTGGTGGTTAATGTCCTCTTATGATCCTTATGTTATTTTTTCTTTTAAAAACAATAAGGCAATAATCAACTATTCAAGAGAACTTTCTGATACATATGACGATGGTTATGATGTTTGCAAAGAGGTCAAGAATTCAACCAGAAGATATTCTGTTGTAAAGTCTATTTCCGGAGGTCTTTCATTTGATACTATAGACGTTGTGTGCTTTGATGAAAATTCCACAAAACATCTTTTTGATTTCAGTTCAACTTTTCAATCAGATTCAACTTGGAAAAACTCCGTAGTAAATGTTCAAGGTGAGGAATTCAAAAAAGGCGTACAGGTAGCTAACGAGGAATAATTATGACCGTAGGTAAACGAATAAAAGACTTACGTACTGAAGCCAACTTACTTCAGTCTGAACTTGGAAAGGCAATAGGTTTTTCCGGTCAAGTAGTATCGAATATCGAGAGGGGATACACGCAGCCATCAACCGAACTGGTGAACCGCTGTGCTGCTTACTTCGGAGTTCCTGCCGACTATATCCTTGGCAGAACAGTTTCCAGATATACTGCTGCCGATCCGGTCGAAACTTCCGAAATCCCGATAAAAATAAAATCCCGTATGGATCAGTTGCAGATGAGCCTTCCGGACCTGATCAAAAAATCAACGCTGACAGAG